AGGCGGCGGAGTGCGGCGGTCCGCCTGTCGGACGGGCTGCGGTTCGGCAGGAACCGGACGGTCGGCATAGCCAAGCTCCTGATCGAGGAAAGTGAAATACTGGGCCGTCCCTTCGGGAATGCCCTGATGCAAGGCGCCGTAATGGGCCCGCTGCAGCGAAGCGTTCCGGGACGGGTCGGTCACGACTTCCGGGTGCGAGCGGAGCCACGCCTGCGCTTGCGGGGCGCGGCCGCGGGCGTAGGCTTCGACCGGGTCGGCCGGCTGTTCGGCGGCTTCCTTTTCCTGTTCGAGGCGGGATTCGAGAACGCTCTTGCCTTCGCTGAGCCGCTTCAGGTTGATGTTGAGTTCCTGGAGCTTGTCGACAGCATCGGTTTCAGCGTCGTAGTCGCCCGCTTCCTTGGCCGCCCTGATCTTCGCCTTGATCTGAGCTTTGTCGGACTCGGCTGCCGCGATGGCATTGACGATGACCTGAAGCCGGGAATTGCCTAGGTCGGTCTTGGACCGCTCCTGTTCCTTGGCGAGGCGGGCCGCTTCCGCATCGCGTTCAGCTGCGCGGCGTTCGGCTTCCTCGCGTTTGGCCTGCGCTTCGGCGAGTTGGGCTTTCAGGCTTTCGATGCCTTCGTCACCGGATGCCGGCTTTTCGGCGGGCTCGGGTTTGTCCGGCGCCCCGATCTCGATTTCGTCGCGGTCAACCGGCGCATCCGGCTTCACGTCGATTTCGATGGCCTCGTCAATGTTTTTGTCGTCGATGATCATCGCGCTGCCCTCAGTAAATCATGGTCGGGTCGGGCACGACGCCGCGGATATCGATGTCTTCCATCAGCCGGCAATGCATGCCGCGAATGTCGAGCGGAAACCCGTCGGAGATGCGATACAGCACCCAGTCGCCATCGCGGACGTCCTGCCCGGCAAAGTCGACATTGTCGCTGTCCTTGAAGGCCAGCGGCCCTTTCTTGAGCACCACGCCGACCTTGCCCTGGTACTGGTCCTCATCGCGGGTCTTCTGCGTGAGGTAAAGGCCGGCAGCGGTCTTCTCGGGCTTGATGTAGATGCCCACGAGGATATGGTTGTGGAACACGGTGAAGTCGTCGAGATTGCCGATGCCAGCGCGGATTTCGGCTTCTGTCGACTGCGGTTTGGATTCTGCCATGCGTTGGCCCTTACTGTTCGGAGCGCGCGTCGCCCGAGATGTCGCTTGCGATGGTTTCGAGGGTGGTCAGGGCATCGCGCAGACCCTGAATCTGTCCGGCGCGCTTGGCATAGTCGGCATAATCGCGTGCGATGCCGTCAGCCAGGGCGATGGATTTGTCTTCGATTTGACGTGAGAGTTCGTCCCGCGCCTTTCGGAGCAGGATGATGTCGATTGTGCCGATGGTCATTAATTACCGACGCCGGAGTTCAGCGTTGCTAGGGATCATAGTGCGGGTCCAAGTTGGCGCCGGGCTGAGATGCAGCACCTCTCTCCAACGAACTTTGCCATCAGCAACACAATTGGCAGTAGAGTCGCATCTATCAACCCCGCAATAAATGCAACGTTCAGTCTTGATGTCAAAATCGTGCATATATCCGTTCAAGCGGGTCCCCATCGTTCCGATGGTCATGGGTTATGCGGCGGCCGGCGGGCCATCTTCAGGGAATGGAATGCGCTGCGGCTGAAGCACCGCGCGCTCAAGAGCCATGAACCCCTGTTCAAAGTGCGTCTTGGCGATGGCGAGCCAGCGTGGGTCGGCGTCGATACCGCTTATGTGCATCTCAGTTTCGCGCCCCGCGCCAGGCAATTTCGGTTCGCCTGTCATTCTGTCGCGGAATTGATACACCGCGCCCTTCCCGAGCGCGTCGAGTTTGCGTAGCAACCGTTCTTCGTCGCGTTTGAACTCGTCGACAAGGCGCACGGTCTCGTCGCTCTGTGCGTCGTGCCCGGAAATTGGCAGTCCTTTGTGCTTGGTGGCAGTCACTGGGCCATCCTCCAATCCTCGGCGAGGATATCGGTCTGGCTCGCCAACCACGGCACGAACTTATCGTCGGCCGTTTTCATCCCGATCCACGGCAGCAGCGTATAGTTGAACTGCCACAGCCCGCCTTCCTGCTTGATTGGCGCCATGCCGGTATGGACGCTGATGTTCTCTGCGCCGAGCACGTACTCGTTCGCTTCGACAAGCATCAGCCACATGCGCCGGCCGTTCCAGCCGTCGCGCGCGATTTTGCTGCCCGCTTTCAGTGCGGTCAGGGCTTCCGAGAAAGTGAGGAGTTTCCCCCGCGACGGCGCCGTTTTCTGCGGTTCCGCGAGAGCCTCGTCGCTCTGTGGGCGGTAGCCCGAGACGGGCAGTGCTTTGCGTTCTGTCACTTGCCGCCCTTCGGATATGCCAAAGCATCCTCCGCTGAGACAGCTTTAGAAGACTCCCAGACGACGGTGCCATTGAGCGACATCCTAAACCCCTGATGAGTGCTCGCAATTAGTATGTGCAGCCCATCAACAGTTATATATTCAAATACAACCTTCGCGGGATGGGAGCGGACCAATGCTTGCTCTTGTGTAGCACGGCTTTCTTCGGCCATTCTTTTCCATTCGGAATTGCTGTATGCCCCCATTATTTTTTCCCATTCGGATACGCGTTGTCGCCGTAGTTCTGCACCTTCTCCAGCCGCCCCCGGGCGCCAAGCGCGCCGCCGGTATAAGGAACGCGCCCGCCCTTCTTGCGGGGAAGCGGCATCGGCGCGCCGCCCATCGCAGGAGCGCCCCCAGCCATTGGCGCCGGCATCGGCGGCATGGGGGCCGGTCCAGCGGCAGGCATCGGCACAGGCATCGGCATCGGGGGTTTGTTGCCGCCGGGCGCCACGATCACGTTGACGGTCGTGCCTTTGCCCTTGACGCTGCCCCCGTTGGCATAGCCGGGTCGGTCAATGCGCGGCTTGGGCTTCTTGCCCTCAACCATGCTGGCAGCCTTGTCGCCGACACGGTAGTCATCGGCGTAGCCGACGGGAACCTTGCCCTGCGTGCCATCCGTCTGCGCGTAGGCGTGGCCTTCGGCCTTGTCGCCCATTTCGGCAGTCCGAATCTTGAGGCCCATCCGGCCCAGCTTGTCGTCATAAGACCGCGACGCGGCCTCTTTCATGCTCGGCATGGTGGTTCCTTTCTACGAGCGGAGCGCGTTTCCCGCTTTTTGGCAGTAGGCGGCTTCGTTAAGAAGAGCTTTTTCGGGGATGGAATGGAGCGAAAACACGCAAATATCTGTTCTGACATGACGTCAAGTTTCTTGCGGGCCTCGCGATGAGCGCGGTCTACTTCAGACTCAATCCTGAGCGCATATTCGCCAGTCAATAAGTCCGCCACATCCTGAGATATCTTGATGCCGGACGACTCCAGATGCTGTTCCCTTCGGCCCTCGGTCCAATGGCCTCCGCCTTGGCAATATGAACAAAGAATGGCCGCTCCATCACTAGCGCGCACAGTGAACCCGTCTCCAAAGCAACCATTGCAACGCAAAGTAACGCGCGTAAGTGTGCCGACCGACCAGACACTGCCTGCCACATGCCTCCGCGATATTACCCGCGGGAAGCTAACTTCCTCTACAATTCGCATGTTTCCCTCGACGACCATCGCGGTTACGAAAAGGATTAAAAGAACCCAGCGCGGGTCTCTATCAAAATTTTACTGCGGCCCAATCCCGCCCGCAAACCTCTGAGCCTGCGCCAGCACGGCGTCGGGCTCGGGATGCGTGATAATGTCCTTGATCAGGCTCATCTGCGCCAGCTTCTCGCGGCTCTGCCGTTCGGCAGCCTGGTCCGCGCTTTCCTGGTCCTGAATGTGCAGCTTGACCTGCGCGTCGCGTTCGTCCGCGCCGATCTTCTGCTGCTGGGCCTTTTCCTTCATCATGGCCTCGATGACCTTCGGGTCCGGCTTTTCCTGTGCCGGCCCCTTGGCGAACAGCGCCTCCGGGTCATCGTCGCCAAGCATGCGCAGCACCCGCGTATCGACGGCCTTGGCATCGTACAGCGTCGGGTTGGCCGCTTGGAGCTGCTTGTAGGCCATGGCCTTCATGAGCCGATGCATATGGCTCGGAACGTTTGGGTCAGCCTGCGGCACAATGCTGGCGTCCTCAAGAGCCGCGAGGAACGTTGCCTCGTTCCAGACCAAATTGCCCTTGGTCTTGACCGAGTCGAGAAACGCCTGCGGGTTTTCCCGGAAGCATTCCTTGAGCAATTGGAACTCTTCGGCCTGCGCCGCATGGAGTCGCTTATGCACCGCGCTCTGGATCTTCGTGGCCTGTTCGATCAGCGCCAGCGTGGTGCCGACCGGGGCGTCCTGCTTTCCTTCGCCGACATTGATTTCCGCCGTGCCGCCGACCCGCTGGCCGGTCTGCATGATATGGTCGATGAACTGCGTGAACGCCGGCCCGATGTCCTTGTAAGGCAGCGGCATGATGGCGTCGCCGATAGACATGCCGTCCGTCTGGAGCCCGACGCCGCCGCCCGGGGGCACCCGGAACTCGTTGGTGTTCTGCCGCCCCGTGCTTTTGGCGTAGATAAAGCCGGGGAAGTTGGCAAACATGCCGGCATCGAGCAGTTCGCGCCACGCTGCCGTCAGGGCGTTGGTCGTGTTGCCGAGGATATGGATCAGCCCGATATCGTAAAAGCCGATGCCAGGCACATACGGGTATTTGACAAAGCAGATTTTCGCCAGTTTGCGGTCATCATCCTCAGCCCAGTTGCGCCGGACTTCCAAAACCTGCTGGCTGTCCTTTTCGATCACGACGCGGTACGGCAATTGCAGGCCAGTCGCTTCGCCTTTTTCCTTGTGTTCGAAACCGCGGATGTTCAGTTCGCAGTACACCTCGTAGATCATGTGCTCACGATCTTCGGTCTGCTGCGTCTGGGCATCCACGCCCTGGATTTGCGCCTTCTGCTGTTCAATTGCGTTGGCTTGCTCACCAGCCGGAGAGCCGATGGGCACATTGCGGTAGGCGCCGGCAAGCTGCATGCGCTTGAGGGTCGACGGCCGCATCCTGATCTGCTGCGTGACGCGCGCCGAATTGCGCATGTCGGTCGCAGCGTTGGAAACGATCAAATCCTCTGCATCGACGCTTTCCGACACAGGCCGGCGGCGGATCGGGCAGTTGTAGACCTTTTTGAACGAGCACCCGCCGAACCCGGTATAGAACAGCGCCCGATCCGTGTCCGGATAGTACTCCGTCGCGACCACGGTCAGGTAGTAATTTAGCCCGTCTTCCAGAGATTTCGCAAGGGAATCGCTGGTGCTGTTCTCGTCGATCTGGTCCGATACCTTGACCGGGCCGGATGCCGGTAGCAGCTCGCCGCGGGCATTGGCCTGAAACCGCAGCACAGCCTCCAGCAGCAGCGGGTTGCGCACCGTCGACATGCCTTCAAGCGCAACCGAGGCATCCGTGCCGTTGCGAGGCGTCTCGATGGTAAGGCCCAGGAGCTTGATGCCCTGCGCCCGCATTTCGATCCACTGCTTACGCGAGGCGTCGTCGAACTGAATGCCGGTCAGCAGTTCCTGCGCAATACGGGACAGTTCGGACTGATCGATATGCTCGGCAAGGTTGGCGTCGTGAGCCTTGGCGCCGCCCGGTTCACGCCCGGCAATCTCGGGCTCGAAATTGATCAGAACGTCGCCGTTTTCCAATTCGGTCGACGCCGCCCCGGTTTCGGGGTCGATAACCATCTCGCCGACGCCGGCCGCCATCGTGTTGATTTCGACGTCAAGCGCGTCAAGTTCCGGGATCGGCAACGGCGCCGGCCGCATTGCCTCCGGCTTGAGAATGCCAGCCGGCAACGGGACGGTCGGAACGTCCGTTCGTGTGATGCGCGGCGGGCGGGCCATGAGACGTATCAGCCCTCGGGAAACAGGCTGGACAGTTCAGCAAGAACGGCTTCGATGCGGCGCACGCGGCTGTCATCCTCGGCTGCCCTTGCGTCGGACGCGGCTTCCATCAGCAGATCGATAAAAGCCGCTCGCATTTCGCGAGGCCCAGCGGCAATGACCGCCGCAGATGTTTTCCGTGCCATGTTCGTTATCCTTTCAGACCGGGTACAGCGGCTTGCTGTCCGGTTCGTATTCGCCGACGTCCTGCGCCAGTTCGGCGCCGTGCGGCAGTAGCCCGATCTGACGCAGGTGCCGCAATGCCTGCGTCGCGCTGTCCACGAGGTCGTCGTGCGGGGCCCGCGGGAAGCTCGACATTTCGTCTTTGACCATGTCGGCCCATGAGCGGTCCGGCGCGTAGACCATGCCGTCGGAGAACAGCGGCGAGACAGAATAGGCCCGCGCCACCTTGTCGCCTTTTGGGTCCACCAGTTGCACTGCCCAGCCCGTACCGGCGTAGAGGCGCCGAAGCTCCTGCGCGACCGATATGCCGCTCGCTTTGGATTCGATCAGCAGCCGGTCAACCTTGAACCGATGGCACGTGGCCGCCGACTTCTGCACCAGATCGTGAATGGCCAGGCGATCCCGCCATGCGGTCATCAGCATGACCTTCGGCAAATCGTGCTTGTCGCGCCAGACGCCCCACACGGTCAAAGCGCTGTAGTCGTTCTCTTCTTTCTCGGTGTAGGCGCCGTCGAGAGACGCGACCACATATTCGCAGGTCGGGTAGGCCTTGAACGCCGGGTCGTCCGGGTTGTCCTCGTTTCCCCACAGCATCCACCAGTCGCGCTGGAATATGCCGCCGCCACGAGGCGACGGAGCTTGCTGGTACTGCCCCGCATATGCGTACGGGCCGCCGATATCCTTAATGCCCTGAACGACATTGGCTGGGAACCGCTGCGGCCACGCCAACTGGCCCTCTTTTGACCGCGGGTCCGTCCAACCGATGCCGGTCGTAAACCGACGCCCGTCCCATTCCATCGGGATCATCAGATGCGTATAATCGGCTCCGGATTCGATGATCGCGCCGCTCACGTCCGCTTCATGCACCCGCTGCATGATGACAACGATGGCAGACCGCTCCATGTCGTTGAGGCGGTTGGACATGCCTTCGCGAAACCAACGGACTGTTTCGGCCCTGACGACGTCGGACTCCGACTCCTTGACCGAGTGCGGATCGTCCAGCACAACGCGGTCGCCGCGCTCGCCTGTCGCCACACCGCCAACCGAGCTGGCCAACTTCCAACCGGTCTTGTCGTTGGACACCAGCGTCTCGCCCGCCTTCTTCAGCGAGAACCTGTCGCCCCACATTTCCTGGAACCGGGGGCTGCGCAGCAGATCTAGAAACCGCCGGTTGTCGCGCTCGGTCAGTGATGCCGCGTAACTGAACGTCACAAACCGATGGTGCGCCAGGCCCTGCGTTGCCCATTCCCACGCAGGCCAGAACACATTGGTCATAAGGCTTTTCATAAAGCCCGGCGGCACGTTCATCAGCAGCCGGTTGATTTCTCCGTAGGTTACTGCCTCCAGATGCTCGCAGATGGCGTCGAGAGCCCAACCCTCGACAAACGGCGTGTTCGGCTCCAGCGTCGACCAGTTCTGCCGCGTAAAGGCGAGAAGGCTTTCCTCAGCTTTCTTCCTGTCGGAACTAATGCGCTTTCGACGGGCCAGTTCGTCCGCCAGTTCCATCCGTTCCTGCAAGGTCGAGGAAAGGGCGGATCGTGGCATCCAGAGCGCGGATGCGCTCGATGAGTTCGTCATCAGTCATCCCGTCGAATTGGCTGACGTTGAGGTTGATGTCCTGAGGCAGCAGCGAGGCGATGACCTTGAGGTATTGGTCCGGCTTCTTCTCGCGAACGACGGAAATAGCCGCCACGCCATGGGTTTGGAAATCGGCGTAAAGCGCGGCAATGAACTCTTCGCCGAGCTTGTTGCGTGAGCCTTTCGGGCGGCCGGGGTTGCCAGGCTTAAACTGGTGTTCAACCGGGGGCATCGGTTTCCGCGTATTGTCGCCGTTATTTCGGGTCACTGGCGCAAATCCATTTCTAGTGGCCTGTCACGCTTCACAGGAGACCAAAAGGCCGGATGGCGTGCTAAATTATCTCGCACCAAGTGCGATTAAATAATGCACATTAACGTGCAATAGCCGTTGACAGGCGCACATATAAGTGCGATAAATGGACATCGAAACACGGAGACGACAGGTGACCAAGGTTTGGAAGATCGGCTACCGCTTCAACGACAAGACCGGCGAAAAGAAGCCGTGGGAAGTTGTCAACGAAGCCTGGGAGAATGGCCACCGTGTTGGCCGCATTCAGTGGTCTTCGTTCAAGACCGAAGATGCCGCGGCAAAATCAATTCCGGCTTCGATTAAGCGCATGGCCGAGTCGCCATCCCACGATGACATCACCTGCGAAAACGTAGGGCGGCTGCGGTGACCCCCGAAGACTTCGCCCGCTGGCGCCAGCTCATGGGCTTCAACCGCACTCAAGCGGCTGAGGCTCTTGGCGTTTCACGAAACATGCCGGCCAAGTATGAGGCGGTCAAGGCGGTCATCCCGCTTTACATTGCCCTGGCATGTGCTGCGCTAATCAGAGGACTTGCACCTTGGCCGAACTGATCGAAGCGACTCCGCAGAAAGTCCGGTATTATGTAGCAGTCACACCTAGCTTGGCGCAGCCCTTGTGGGGAAAGCTTGTGGCCAAGCTTGTCCCCACAAGAATCTTTTCGGCCTCGCTTGCGGTCTGGCTTGCGTTGTGCGAGACAACCAACGTCACGGGCAACGGATTCGCAAACTATGACGTCCAAGGTCGAACAAGCGCTGGAACAAGAAATCGCCGAACTGCAGGCAGCCCTTGCCGCCACGCCGCAAGGCCAGAAGCTTGCACGCCTTGTGGAAGTCCTAAATTTGTATCGCGGCCTCGCCAACTTCCTGTCGTCCACGCCTGCGTCGGGCGCCCCGTTTTTCGAGCCCGGCCAGCCAGCCCCGGCCCGCATGACACTTGGATCAAGCAAGACGGGAAGGGGACGCTCGCCGGAAAGGCAGGCGATCCTTGACGGAGCGGCGGCCTTCCTGATGGAATGGGGCAACACCCCGCAGAGCACCGGGGCCATCCTCCGGCACCTCGACTCCTGCGGCATCCAGGTCCCCGGCAAGAACCCGTCCAACAATCTCTCGGCGATGCTGTCCAACTCCCCCGTGTTCAAATCGAACGGGCGCGCGGGCTGGACGGTCGCCGAAAATGAAAACCCCGCCGGTGCTGAATCTCTGACAGAGGAAGCACCAACGGGGCTGATCGAGGACCTGCGCGAGCAGGTCGAACCCCAAGCGCAAGGCGGTGAAGCCCGTCCGGGGGGTGGTACATGATAATAGCGTGAAGCTACTACCAGATTGGGCCTCGTCGCAGGTGGAACTGCGGCGGGGCCTAGGGGCTAGCGTAGTGCCGGGTGCGGCTTTCCATCCAACGCCCGAGGGGTGCAACTCCCCTTAGCTCCACCGAAGCAAGCAGATAGCAAAATCGAGGGAATCCGTCAAACAGGCCCTGCCACCACAGGGCCTGTAATGCCGTTCTCGGTCAGCGTTATCCCCCGCGTTTCCAAAACGCCCTTGATCGCCGCGAGGTTGTTGCCGATGGGCTTGCGCCTCCCGGCTTCAAAATCGCGGACGGTCGACTGCGATACACCAGCCGCCGTCGCAAGTTCGGTTTGCGACAGGTCAAGCCAACCACGAGCTGCACGGCATTGTTCGGGCGTCATGCATGACACATAGCGACATTCACATTTTACGTCAAGGCCAACGATTTTTGTTGACCTCGGTGAATTACGCCATTATCACTAAGGTCAACGAAAAACGTTGGACCGGAAATGGCACAGCACTTCCTACTCACGGCAGCAGCAAGGACGCTCTCGCTAGCGTCTGTCGCTCGCATGTCGGATGAGCAGGCGTATGATGCCTTCCGTCAAATCCGTTGGGCCGAAACCAATGGCGAGGCTTCATGCCCCCATTATGCGCTTGGTATGGTGGACTATGCAGGGGTGGGGTGAGTATCGAAGCGAACTATTTTCGCATTAGTTTTGGGTGCGCAGCAGGGTCA